CTAAATTAAAAATTATTCAATCGACTCACACCACCGAACTTGCAGTTAGGTTTGGTCGTAAAGCAAAGACCTTGATGGACTCTGAAGAATACAAACAAGTCTTTCCTACTCGGCTCCGAGAAGATTCGCAAGCAGCAGGTAAATGGGAAACACAACAAGGTGGTGAATACTACGCAGCCGGTGTTGGCTCCGCGATTACAGGTCGTGGTGCAGATTTGTTAATCATTGACGATCCACACTCGGAACAAGATGCGTTGAATCTCGATTCTATGGAACGAGCTTATGAATGGTACACTTCAGGACCTCGTCAGCGTTTGCAACCAGGTGGAGCTATTGTCTTGGTTATGACCAGATGGAATACGAAAGACTTAACAGGAATGTTATTGAAAGCTCAATCAGAAGTTAAATCAGATCAATGGGACATCATTGAGTTTCCAGCTATCATGCCAAGTGGTGAACCAGTATGGCCAGAGTTTTGGAAGCTAGATGAATTAGAAGGAGTCAAAGCTTCTCTATCGGTTCAGAAATGGAATGCACAATGGATGCAAAATCCAACATCAGAAGAAGGAGCCATTATCAAAAGAGAATGGTGGCAGAAATGGGACAAAGAATTTATTCCACCTTTAGAACATGTCATTCAAAGTTATGATACTGCATTTATGAAAAAAGAATCTGCTGACTATTCTGCTATTACCACTTGGGGAGTATTTCATTTAAACCAAGATTCAGGACCACAATTAATATTATTAGATGCTATTAAGGAACGAATGGAGTTTCCAGAACTAAGACGAAAAGCATATGAACAGTTTCAATATTGGAATCCTGAAACGGTTTTAATTGAATCTAAAGCATCTGGATTACCTTTAACCTATGAATTACGTAAAATGGGTATCCCCGTAATAAACTTTACACCGTCCAGAGGAAATGATAAGCATACAAGAGTTAACTCAGTTGCACCTCTATTTGAGAGTGGATGCATATGGGCGCCCACCGACAAGGCGTTTGCTCAAGAGGTCATTGAGGAATGTGCAGCGTTTCCTTATGGAGATCATGACGACTTAGTCGATTCCATGACCCAAGCGGTAATGCGTTTTAGACAAGGAGGGTTTATTGAACATCCAGAGGATTATTTGGATGATCCGATACCACCAGCAAAAAAGGAGTATTACTAATGGGTACAACATATGACATACCAGGCATAGGAATGCTGAAACTAGGAGAACTAGAATCAGCAGTAAGTAGAATGGGTAGTTCCGCAATACGAACGATTCTTGAAAGAGGAGGTTTACCTGATCCTGTTGTAGCCGTATTAAAAGATGAACTAACCAGAAGAGGAAAAAAAGATGGTGGCTTTATTGAAAAGCCATTAGGAGCAGGAGGAAAAAAATAATGGGAGGATTATTTGGAGCAGCAAAAAGAGGATTTGGTTTACTTGGTAGAAAAGGAAAATCAGGAGCAACAGAAATTATAGGTGTACAACCTACCACTAAAGTTACAGGTACAAAACCTAAAGTTAAAAAAACAGAAGAGCCACCTATGGCAAGAATGGAATACACCATTGATGTTAAGGACCAAAAAGGAAAATTGATTAAGAAAAAAGAACAAGTCATTGGAGAAAAGAAAAGAGATTAGTTTATGTATAAAAACTTATTAGAATTAATCAAATTGATCTTTGGACCAAAAGCGTTATCTAAAACGATTGGTACCAGAACCAATGTAATTCAATTACCGAATAATAAAATCAAACGATACATCAAAGAAGATTTAAATATAGAAGCTGCATCTGATGCAGCGGCTATGAATGCCAAAAAAGAAATGGAAGAACTTATTCCTGAGATTCCTAAAATGAATGATGCAGAACGATTAATCTTTGAAGGCAACTTACGAAGATTAAAAAACAAATTAGGCATACGATCGGAAACAGATCCAACGGCCGAAGTATTTGAATTTGGAACCAAAGAAAAAGTTACACCAGGAGGAATTGCTTCCTTAACAGAAAAAGCAGGACAAAAATCTCCGCCAGGTACAGTCATGGGCAACCTCGAATCTCGCCTCAACAGACTCCGAGCGAGCGGCGAGGATCTAGGAGATATTGCTAAAAAAGAAGGAGGAGTTAAATTTAGTATTCCAGAAAAAGGTATTTTTAATCAAGAACTGTCTGCAGATAATTTATTTGATACGATTATCAAACAACAGGAAAGATTTAGAAAAATACAGGATTCTGGTTTAGTAACTTCCACTGCTAGAGAAATTTTACAACGAGATATTAAAGCAGGGAAATTAAAACTTCCTAAAGAAATTGAAGACCGAATTATGTTAGTGGATGGAAATCCAGGAACGGTAAATCCAGTTGAAGTATTTAGAACGAATTATGGAGAAGATGCATTAGAACAAGTAGATAGTTTAATTCCTGAATTAGCAAAGGCACAATCTTATTCTGATTTAATAAAAATTGTAGAAAAGAAATATCCAATGAAGCCTTTAGCTAAACCTCGTAAAGAAACGATGAGCTTAGATGAAGCTACTAAAGCAGAACAGGAAAATATATTAACACCAAAGAAACCAGACGAACCAGAAGAATTTGCAACCGGTGGAAGAGTAGGTTACTCAGATGGAACTAAACCATCCGCAGCAGAGAATACACCTTCTCAAGAAATTATTAATAGAATGATTGCTCAAATTAAACAACTTAGTAAACGAGGCGTTGATGTAGCTACTATTAAAGATATTGTAGGAGCATCGGATCAAATGATTAAAGATGTACTTGGCAAAGCATCAGGTGGACGTATGTCTAAAGGTCTAGATTATTTAACGGGCATCGAGCGAAGAGGATATGCGGAAGGAACTTCTATAGATCCCATTCAATCAAATTTATTAGATTCTGACATATTATATAAAAAACCTATTATATTAGATTCTAGTGGAGGATCAGATTCTAGTTCTACTTTTAATCCAACCACGTCTGCTCTTGGTACTAATACAGGATTTAAAAATTTTGGTGGAATGATTATGGGAGGAATATTAAGTGCAATCAATCCAGTGTTAGGAATGGCTTATTCTCTATCAGATCCCAATAGTATAACCAGGCAGGTATTATCTAAAATAGGTTTTAATCCTACTACAGAAGGTTCTATAAATGGTCCTTTTGGTGGTTATAATGGTTTTGATGGAACAGAAGGTACTTTTAGTACAGACTCAAGTGACACAGGAGCTTCTGGAGGATTTGATTCTGCTGCAGAGGATTCTGATCAAAGCGGTGGTGATGCTGGTTCTACTAGCGGTACAGATTCTGCTGGAGATGGTGGTGATGGCTATGCAACCGGTGGCAGAGTTGGATTTGCAAATGGTACTTATTTAGAAGAAGACGCGGCAAGAACAACTTATGATCAAATTTTAGGACAATTTCTTGCTAATAGAGGTGATGATCCTAATTTTGTTCACATAGTAGATCCAGATATATCTAATATATTAGGTGTAGAAGCAAAAGATTTATGGATTCCAAAACATATAGCTCCTTTCTATGAACAAAAAAAACAAGAATATTTATCTCAACAAGTCCCAAGATCTGATTTATATTCTACTACATTATCCAATACTTCTCCCTTACAACAACATTTTGATCAAAATCAATTGTTAAAAAATGCAGTAGCTAGTGGACAAATAACTCCGGAACAATACAATGAATTAGGTGGATATGATGTAACTCAAACTATGGCAGGGGGAAATCCTGTAATTGGTGGAATAGGTAATTTAATTGGAAGCCTAGGATACAATGTCGTTCAATCTATTGCAGGGGATCAACCTTTTAGTGATATTCCAGGAGACGTTTATAGAAATGTAAAAGGTGGACTTGGATTCATTTCTCCTGAATTAAAACAAACCTATCAAGATATTGTTCAACAAAGATTTCCTACCTATCAACAAGATTTAGAAAACTATAGACAACGACAAGCTGCTGTTGATCGAAATCAAGTAAGACAAAATTATTTACAAAATCTACAAAATACAGGAACAACTAATGTAGGAGAATTTCAATCTAAATTACAATCTAATTTAATGTCTAATCCAAATTTAGCTAATGGAGGACTAGTAGAAAGAACAGGTTTTAAATTTGGAACTAAGCTTGGAAGATTTTGGAAAATTGCTAAAAAAGTTTGGGACGATATTAATCCAACCGGAGATCGAAAATACGATGCACAATTAGTTGCAGATGAATTAGCAGACAAAATATTTAACAAATTCATGGATGAATTACCACGAAACGTTCAAATTGATTTATATGCACTAGCTTATAACAACGCTCCCAAAGTAAATGTTTTGTTTAGGAATCCACAAACTTTATCCGAAGCAGCTAAAAAAGGAATGGCTGCCTCTAAGGAAATGGAATCGCTAGGATTAGATGTTACTAAAAGCAGTGATTTCTTCAAATACGAAGAAATGAAATTGTCTGGACAACTAGGATTAGAACATCAAGTACAAGCATACAAAGATAAAATTAGAGATGAATTTTATGGTGTGATTGATGACACGTTAATGAAACAAGTAGAAGTAGATGATAATCCACAACGATTAGCGGAAGTATATGCATCGATTAAAGAAGGATTAGAAATGCAAAGAAAAGGAATGACACCAGAAGAAATTGTCAGAGTCATGAAACAAACCCCTCGAACTAAGAATGCAGATGGCGGCCTAAATTATTTACTAGGGTTTTAATTATGAAACGAGGACTAAGAACAGTCGTCTACGATGATACTATCCTAGAAGATTCTCCTATAGAATTACCTAATCAAGGTTATGAAAAAACAATGCCATCCGGAACACCTCCGATGGATAATGTTATGCCAGAAATACCAGGCATGGAAGATCCAAGTTTACGACAAATAGAATTAGCTGATGGTGGTGTCGTGGAGCGAGAAGGGTTTGATCAAGGAGGAGATGTTAAAAAATTAAAAGAATATCTTTCTAACGATAGAAATAAATTTATTACTGAATTTACTAAATATACTAATAAATATTTTTATGGAAATTTTAAAAGAGCAGTAGAAAGCATTGGTGAAAAAAGAAATAAAATAAGAAGCATATATGAAAGAAAAGGAATAAAAAATCCTGGACAAGGAAGTAAGGTTCAAACTGAAGTATTCATTGGAGGAGAGAAACCAGAAGATTTTTCTACTAAATTAAAAAGAGAACCAAATATTTTAGATAAATTTAAAAATAAAGATACTTTTGTAGACGCAAACGTTTTAGCAAAAAAATTTGGAGTAGATATTAGCACAAAACATAAACGAGATGTTTTTATAGGATTTTTAAATAGAGCTGGAGTGGATAAGCAAAATTTTTCAGGGAAGATGAATCTTTATAATATAGGAGATGCGGCAAAAAAATTACCTAAAACATTTGAAAACAAAAAGGTAAAAGGAGAAACACTTGCAAATAGTCAACGACTTTCTATTGAATCTGAATTAGATAATGATTTAAAAAATTTTAAAGAACGTATTAAAAAAGAAATTGGAAAAGTTTCAAACGAATTTGATATATATATTCCAAATGCAGTAGAGGATGTAGGACATGCGGTATCAATAAAACAAGCGTCTAAATATCCGAATTTATTTAAAGATTCAAACACAGTTAGTTTACAATCTTTAGTTTTTCAAGACCCAAAAATAAATCGAGAAATTTTAAGTAAAAATATGGAAGGAAAATTTGATTCTGTTTATAAAGAATTAAATGATTTAGTTGATAAAAAAATAACTCCAGAATCTAGATCTAAATTAATTCAGTTAAATAAAAAATTATCTAATCTTAGAAATGAAACTATTTCTAAAATAAAAAATTTATCTAAAGAAAATAAATATTTTAAAGGACAAGAAAAAAGAATTCCTTTAATTGAAATTAACATTCCAAAAATTGGAGAAACATTTAAATCACAAAATTTAAAAGCAAATATGTCTGTTGTAGATGATTATTATAGATATGGTAATATAAATCAAATTAATCCTACGGCTAATAAATTAACTGATTTATCTTCAAAAGAATTAAGTCAATTTGAAAATAAAGTAATTTCACAGTATTCTGACAATGCTAAGAAGTATTATTTAGCTTCAGGTTTTCCTCAAAAAGAAGTTTCTGAGTTAGGTGAAATGATAGATACACGTGTGGCTAATGAAAGAATCGATACACAAGTAGGTGAAAAAAAAATAAAAACAATCGTTGAGAATATTGGCTGCCCTACAGGATCATTAAAAGCAGCTAATGGAGCCAACTGTTATATTAAAGGAGCGGAAAAAATCCAAGCAGGAAAATTAAATCAAAATGAATTTAACATTTTACAAAAAGCAGTTAAGTCACCTGCTGTTGCAAAAGCTGTTAAATATGGAGGAGTAGCTTTAAAAGGATTAGGAACTTTACTTACTCCATTAATGGTTTATGATACATATAGTGCTTACAAAGAAGGAAAACCTATTTCTGAAGCATTAGAATACGGATTACTTGGAACTAATATTATTGGGGGTACTAGGGACGAAATGAGACTAACCCCACAAGAACGAGAAGCGAGAGGAGTACAAAAACAGTATGAAAGAGAACAACAAGATGTATCAGGTCTTAGTAGCGATTTTTATTTTCCTTCTGATTTGTCAGTTGATCAAGCTGCCAAAATTTATAAACAAAGTCAAAATAGAGTTGCAGCAGAACGAGCAGCTGAAGAAAAACAAGCAGCACTTGAAAACGTCTATCAAGGAGATCCGGGGATATTAGATTATTCAGAATATGCCTACGGCGGAAGAGTAGGATTAAAAGATGCAGGAGATCCAAAAGACAAACCTCTTATTCCTATCAATCCCATGATGGATGAAGGTCCACAAGATCCTAGTAGAAGAACATTTATTCAAGGAGCAGGTGGTATAGGTTTGGCAGGATTATTATTAGGTACAGGATTATTCAAATTAGGAAAATCTGTAGCATTACCATCTAAAATTGGTTCTATGATAAAAAACACTACTGCTCCATCTTGGATGGAAGCATTGATTACTAAAGTAATAAAAGAGGGGACTGATATACCTATTCCAAAACAACCAGGGGCTACCGCCGAAAAAATTTCTATGAAAGAATTAGAATTTAAAAATCCAGAAAATGGTAAAACGGAAATAATTAGATTAAAAATAGATGAAGCTAAAGACACTATTGATGTAGACTATATCGGAGATAATACTTTAGCTGGCCAAGGAGTAAGTTTTAAACTTTCTCCAAAAGAAAAAATAGTAAGCAGCAAAGATGGTAAATATTTAACTTCTGAAAAAGTTAAAGGTGAATATCAATTCTCTGCACATGAAGCTGAACCTAGAGTAGTAAATTGGGATGGTGACATAGAATTTGATGGAGAAACTGGAGTTAGAAAAATTATTGACCTTAATTCAGATGTTAGTGGATTAAAATCTTTTGTAACGGGTGGCAAAGGAGTTGATAAAAAAGTAGCTAAAATAAAAAGAGAAACGGTTGACAAAATAGAAAAAAACCCTGCGGAATATATAGAGGACGCTTTTGATGATAGTTATTACGATCCCTCTTTACCAACAGAATAGTGTAACATGATTAAACCTAAGAAACTAACTACCACTATACCCCCTAAATCAGGCCCACAGCCACAAGGCTTGAATATTAACTATAATACTGTTAAAAAGACCCAAACGGAGAAAATAAATGGCAGACATAGACAAGTCGTTACCAAACGAAGCTAGACCCATATTACCAGGAGAAGAGCCAGAAGAATTAGAAGTAGTAGAATCTGGAGAACAACCCGTATTAGGCGAAACAGAAATCATGGAGAATGAAGATGGTTCTGTTGATATTAATTTTGATCCAACTGCATTAGCTGCAGAAGAAAGCAAAGACCATTACGCTAACTTAGCAGAGTTTATGGATGAGACTGTGTTAGCAAGATTAGGCACAGAGCTTTATCAAAATTTTCAAGATTATAAAAATTCCAGAAAAGATTGGGAGACTGCTTATAGACAAGGTTTAGATTTATTAGGATTTAAATATGAACAACGAACCGAACCTTTCCAAGGTGCGTCAGGTGCAACTCACCCCGTATTAGCGGAAGCTGTAACTCAATTTCAAGCTTTGGCGTACAAAGAATTATTACCTGCAGACGGACCTGTGCGAACACAGATTTTAGGAAACCCTTCGACTGAAAAAGAACAACAAGCAAAACGTGTTAAAGATTTTATGAATTATCAAATCATGGATCAAATGAAAGAGTATGAGCCAGAATTTGATACTATGTTATTTCATTTACCTCTTGCAGGATCTTCTTTTAAAAAAGTATATTATGATGAAATAGAAGGAAGAGCTGTTTCTAAATTTGTTCCTGCGGATGATTTATATGTTCCTTATTCTGCAAATTCTTTAGACGAAGCAGAATCCATTGTTCACTTAATTAAAATATCTGAAAACGAATTACGTAAGCAACAAGTAGGTGGTTTTTATCGAGACATAGAAATAAAAGCGGGAGATGATAAAGAAACCGATATAGAAAAAAAAGAAAGAGATTTAGAAGGACTTTCTAAATCAAACTATGAAGATGTTTATACATTATTAGAGTACCATGTTAATTTAGATTTAGAAGGATTTGAAGACGTAGGACAAGATGGTGAACCTACAGGAATTAAACTTCCTTACATTGTAACTATTGAAGAAAATTCTAGAGAAATTTTATCGATTAAACGAAATTATGAAATAGGAGATCCTAAGAAAACTAAGATACAATATTTTGTTCATTTTAAATTTTTACCAGGATTAGGATTTTACGGTTTTGGTTTAATTCATATGATTGGTGGATTATCAAGAACAGCGACTGCTGCATTAAGACAATTACTAGACGCAGGAACATTATCTAATTTACCTGCAGGATTTAAACAACGAGGAATACGAATTAGAGATGATGCACAAGCTATACAACCAGGAGAATTTAGAGATGTAGATGCACCTGGTGGAAACATTAGAGATTCGTTCATGATGCTTCCCTTTAAAGAACCTTCGCAAACATTGCTGGGTCTCATGGGGGTCGTTGTTAATGCAGGTCAACGCTTTGCTTCAATAGCGGACATGCAAGTAGGTGATGGGAATCAACAAGCGGCAGTGGGAACGACCGTAGCGTTGTTGGAAAGAGGAAGCAGAACGATGTCCGCAATCCATAAAAGAATTTACGCAGCGCTTAAATTAGAATTTAAATTACTAGCAAGGATTTTTAAATTATATTTACCACAAGAATATCCTTACGATGTAGTAGGGGCAGAAAAAACAATTAAACAATCCGACTTTGATGATCGAGTAGATATTTTACCGGTAGCAGATCCTAATATTTTTTCTCAAACACAAAGAATTAGTTTAGCACAAACAGAATTACAATTAATGGCAGCTAATCCTGCTATTCATAATCAATATGAAGTATACCGAAACATGTATGAAGCATTAGGTGTCAAAGATATTGATAAAATACTTATTCGTCCACAACCCCCACAACCAAAGGACCCAGCATTAGAGCACATCGATGCTCTTGCTGGGACACCATTCCAAGCATTCCCTGGACAAGATCACAGGGCACATATGACGGCGCATTTAAATTTCATGGCAACTAATTTAGCTAGAAATGCACCGATGGTTATGGGAGCATTAGAAAAAAATTGTTTTGAACATATTTCTTTAATGTCGCAAGAACAAGTGGAAATAGAATTTAGAAATGAGTTACAACAATTACAACAAATGCAAGCTATGATGCAACAAAACCCACAAATGGCTCAACAGATGCAAATACAAACTAAAATGTTGTCAGAAAAAATTGAATCTAGAAAAGCTGTATTGATTGCAGAGATGATGGAAGAATTTATGAAGGAAGAACAGAAAATTACTTCTCAATTTGACAATGATCCTATTGCAAAATTAAAAGCAAGAGAATTAGATTTACAAGCTCAAGAAAATGAACGTAAGAAAAAAGCAGATCAAGAGAGAAACAACATTGATAAGATGAAAGCAATGATGAATCAGATGACAGATCAACAAAAACTTGATCAAAATGAAGAATTAGCAAAACTAAGAGCTAATACGTCGTTAGAAAAAACAGTTTTAGCGGCGCAACTTAAAAATAGAGAGCAACGATAATGAAAACAATGAGTAAAGGACAGAAAAAAGTAGGAAAAGTGATGCGAGAGTTCAAAAAAGGTAAACTTCACAGTGGAAAATCAGGAAAAATTGTGAAAAATCCTAAACAAGCTATTGCAATTGCTTTATCAGAAGCTAAAATGAGTAAAAAAAGGAAAAAATAATGAAAAAAAATATTTTTGACAAGTTAGAAAACGACGTTCCTATGCCAAAAGGTGGAAAAGCCAATGGTGTAATGAAACAAAAAGACATTCAGATGACTCCGTGCAATGAATCGCAAAAAGTTTCAGTTAAAGGAACAGGCAAAGCTAGAAAAAGAACAGCTACTTGGTACTAGGTCATGTTTCCATGGAGTTTAATAGGCTCTGGAGTCAAGGCCGCAGTAGAAATCTATTCTAATAAGAAAAAATCTGAAATCGCTATGTCAGAAGCAGCATTGTTACATGCTGAAAAAATGAAACGTGGCGAGATTGAATATACAGGAAAAATATTTGAAAATCAAAAAAACGATTGGAAAGACGAATTCATACTTTTAACGATTTCATCACCTTTGTTTTTACTAGCGTATTCTGTTTTTGCAGAAGACGATAAAATGCAAGCTAAAATTGATTTATATTTTCAAAAATTACAAGACATGCCTTGGTGGGTAGTTGGTTTATGGGTTTCAGTGGTGGCTGCCGTGTATGGACTTAAAGCAACAGATGTGATAAACATGAATAAAAATAAATAGGAATAATAACATGATTAAAAAAATAAAACAAAAACTTTGTGAATTAGTTTGTAAAATATTTGGTATTACACAATGTCTGTGTAATCACGAATGTAACTGTAAAAAGGAGAAAAAATAATGGCAAAGAAAATACCAGCAGGTAAAAAAGGAAAAGGCATTGCTGCCTTAAAAAAAGCTGCACCAGAAGTAGCCGCTAAAATGGGTTATAGACATGGTGGTAAAGTAAAAAAGGGATATCATATGATGCCAGGTGGCAAAATGATGAAAGGTTCTAAACACAAAGGTAAAAAATAATGATGAAAGGCTATCATAAGACAAAGAAAGGAACCATGGCTAAAAAAGGTCTTTGGTATAATATTCAACAAAAGAAAAAAAGAATCGCTGCAGGATCAGGTGAGAAGATGAGAAAACCTGGAACGAAAGGCGCACCAACAGCTAAAGCTATTAAAAAATCACAAGGAAAATAACATGGCTAAATCACCAGCATGGCAACGCAAAGAAGGTAAATCTGCATCAGGCGGATTGAACAAAAAAGGAATTGCATCCTATCGAAGAGCAAATCCTGGTTCAAAACTTTCAATGGCTGTTACCACTAAACCTTCAAAATTAAAAAAAGGTTCTAAGGCTGCAAATCGTAGAAAAAGTTTCTGCGCCCGCATGAGCGGAATGAAGAAGAGACTTACATCAGCAAAAACTGCTAATGATCCAAATTCTAGGATTAATAAAAGTCTTAGAAAATGGAATTGTTAATGGATGCAGTAGAATTTTTAACTAAATTACGAAAACTTATACGAAGTTCCTATCAAAACATTGGAGACAACATGATCTCTGGTGGAGTTGACAACATGGAGAAATATAAGTATTTGTTGGGTCAGGCACATGCCTACCAATATATAGATCAGGAAATCTCTAACCTGCTAAACCCAAAGGAGCAAAAAAATGACAATGAAAGAACAGACGACAACGTCGTCCAATTTGAACCAGGAAGTACCGAAGATTAAAACAGGATTACTGGATAAATATAAAGACGAGCCAAAACAAAAAGAAGCAAAACGATTAGATCCCGAAAATATTCAAGGAGTCGTAGATGATTTACCAGAACCTTGTGGCTGGAGACTATTAGTTTTACCTTTTACACCCAAAGAAAAAACATCAGGCGGAATTATTATTGCCCAAGAATCTTTAGACAAAGCAAGAATCGCAACGAATTGTGGTTATGTATTAAAGATGGGGCCACTAGCATACAAGGATAAAGAAAAATTTGAAACAGGTCCTTGGTGCAAAAAAGGAGATTGGGTGATCTTTGCAAGATATGCTGGATCACGTTTACCAATAGAAGGCGGAGAGATCCGACTTCTCAACGACGACGAAGTTTTAGGAACGATTAAAGATCCTGAAGCTGTGTTGCATTACATTTAACATAGGAGGAAACTATGCAAGAAGATAAAGACATACCTATGGTGGAAATAGATACTTCTGGACCAGGAGCAGATATCGAATTAAACGATGATGCTCAACAGCAAGAAACAGTTGCTGCGGAACAAGAAGTAAAAGAAACACCAGAAGTAAAAGAAGAACCTAGTACCTCGCCACAAGAAGCGAGCGACGAGAAGCAAGAGACTAAGACAGAAGAAGCTACAGAAGAGAAGAAAGACGAATTAGAAACTTATAGTAAAGATGTGCAAAGACGAATTGCTAAACTAACCAAAAAATGGAGAGAAGCAGAACGTCAAAAAGAAGAAGCAATTCATTTTGCTAAAATCCAAAAAGAAACAGCAGATAAACTAAGTAAAAAGTATTCTTCATTAGAATCTACTAGTTTAAAAGATAGAGAAGCTAAATTAGCTGCTGCATTAGAACATGCAAAAGCAAAATTAGCTAAAGCTAGAGATGACCTTAATATCGAAGCAGAAGTAGAAATACAAAGAGATATTTCTAGGCTTGGATATGAAGAAGCTAGGTTGTTAGAGTTAAAAGAAGCTCAGGAAGCGATGA